AACAATAGGCGTGCATATCGTCATATCGAGCTAAGTTGTCCTTTGAGTTACACGATGGACAAGGTTCGTGTCTTAAAAATTTTGCGGAAGTTGTCATGATACCTTTCTTGAAATTGAAATACGCGCGAGGATATTTTTGTTACACCAACATCTATGCGATACAGCAGTCAAGTTAACTGGGTCGTCTGGCTAATGTAACTACGCGTCCTCGCCGTAGATCACTCTTTCTCCAAAATAAACCGCTAGGTTTATATGGCGGTACTAAGTATTACCCTTTAAACGCACATTTTATTTAGTTTGCAAAGCATATCGAAAGGCAAAATGTGTGTAGTTCTTCAACTACTATGCTTGCATACCATCTAAAACTAACTGATCAGATTTATCATCTGTCTTTAAAGCTTTTTCCCACAACAACTCTATAAGTTGCTCACCATTTTCTAAGTATGTAGGTGATTTTTCATCTCTGAAATAATCAGCTTTTTCTAAACACATTTGTGCTTTTTTAAATTGTTGTTTGTATAAATGTTGAGAGCCAACAGTTAAAAATAAATGACCTAATTTATATTTAATATTATGTTGGCTCTTTAACTGTAACAACACATATAAGGAAATCATTGAAAAATTAAAAACATCGTATACCCAACCAAGCCAAGCATCACTTGACCTCATTGTAGCCATACAATTTAATTCATTATCTCTTATTATAAATTGTAAACTTAATGTACACGGCACATCTTTTGTTTTTCTAGGATTTTCTCGCCATATATTTATTACGGCTTGCCTTGATGATGGGTCTTCTTTTAATGTATCAATTATGTATGTTAATTGATCAACTACTTTAACACCATAAGCTCCAAAAAATCTTACACCATCATCACTAAAATTTGGAATTATTTTAGAAAACGGTGCTATTGTTTTAACTCTATTATCACCACTTAAAATCCAAGCTGCTTCAGCATATCTAAATTTTTGACCTAACTGCCTTGATTTAATGTTAACCATAGGCTCGTTCATATTAATTTTAGTTGATACACAAAGTTGCTCTTTTGTTTCAATACCTCTTGGTGAAGCTGTTGGGCATTGTATAAGCATATTAATTAACTTTAACCACAGTATACTAGTAGAGTTCATTTTAGTTCTTACAGGTTCTTTACTTTTGCTCATAAATCTCCTTTTTAATAAACTCGTCAGCAGTCATTTCTGCATAATTATAAATAGTAAAATATGGGTACATGTTTTTAAGTAACACATAAGCATCATATACTTTTGCTACACTTTCAAAGTCTTCACCACCATCTTGTTTACGTTCTTCAAACCTCGCTAAAACTTTAGATTTTGGTGGTAAGCATAATATAAACTTTGTGTTTACATCTCGTCGTGCTTCGTGCTCCATTATATTAACATTGTAAACAGGACCACTTCTAAATATGGTGCTGTAAATTAATTCACTTGGCCAATGCCTATCAATAATTACATTACGCAATTTTAAGCTTTCCATGTGAGGTGCATATGAGTGTTTGTATTGACCGTGATGTATGTACAAGTAATCAGTTAATTTACCTTTAAGTGAATTAGCTAATGTTGTTTTACCTGCACAGTCAGGTCCTTCTAAAATTATTTTCATAATAAATTCTCTATTGTTGTTTTTATTTCTAGTTGTCCGTATTTTTTATTTAAGTCGTTAATTAAAATTTTTAATGACTTTAGCTGCAGCTCATTAAATTTAGTGTCACCTACTAAAGCAACGCCTACAGTTTCATTTTTGTCATCATTTAGGTTAAAACCTATTTGATCTACGTGTCTTCCTTTTTTGACATCACCATCAATAGTAATTACAAAATGAAAGCCAATGCCTAGTAAGCCTGACTTACGATGCTGTGCATCAATTTGCTCTTTTGTAATATCTAAATTTACAGGTGTTTTTGTTGAGTCAATAAAAATATATTTAGTCGATTGCCGGTTTTTTAGGCCGGACGTCTTTTTCAGCAATCCACTCTTTTGGTATTCTTTCTTTTGCATACTTAAATCCGTTTGTTTCACACCACTTAGCGTAAGTAGTTTTTGATATTTTACTGATACGTTGATTTGGATTTGAAAATACAAACCGTATATCTAGTTTTGGGTATTGTGATTTAACTTGAAGATGTTTCTGTCTATCTTTAGTTAAAAATCTACCTTTCGCTTCAATGATTATTCCGTTCGGCAAAGTAAAATCTGGAGTATACCTAGAATTTTTTGCTGGTCTTAAATAATTTATTGTAAAAGTTTCATAACCAAAAGAAACGCCTAACGATTCTAATTGTCTCGCTAAGCGTTCTTCTAGTCCACTTCTAAATAAAGTCTTCTTTTTGGTTTTTGCTTGTTTCATTAGTAGCTGCTGCAGCTGGTGCTGTTGTTTCTTCTTCACTATGCACATAACCTTTTTCTTCTTTAAAACCTAAAGAAGCCATACTTGGTAAAGGTTTAGTTTGTAGTTCTAATATTTGTACTCCGACTAATCGAAGTGAAATACCAGCTCCTGTTGTAGCAACGTAGTACGGAACAACGTCTGCAGATACTTTTACTTTACTGCCACCATAAACAATTGTGTCTGTTATTGGTTGACCTGAACTGTCTACTACTACTGGTCTAACTTCCACATCGCCAATTTTACCCTTCATTTTTATTTTAAATAAAGTTTTACCATTTTCTGATGCGTAAGGTTTTGGACCTACTTTAATTTGCTTACCTTTATTTAGCTTTTTAGTTTCAGCTAAATTTTCTGTGTAAGCTTTGTCAATGACGTCTGTAAAAGCTTTTGCTTCTGCATCATCAACATAAATATTACAACTGTAAATACCATTTACTTTGTCAAACTTATAATCCGCATCTTTTAACCACGGGTAGCTTGCGATACCTACTGGAGTTGTAACTCGTTCATATTTGCGTTTATTTGCCATATGTTCTCCTATTTTAATGTATCTATATGTGTATCTAATTCACGAGTGTATATATTTAACTAAAAAAATACTTAGCTGTAGCTATTTCGTGAATATCCAACTTACCTTTTTCAGGCAATGGTNNTGGAATTTTTTTACGCAGCTTTTCTGGAATTAAAGCTGTAATTTGGTCTTTAAAATCTTCTAACGGGTCCATCTCTGTGTACATTTGTATAAAAGCTGACCTTGCACATTTATTTAAAATTTCCATATCGCATGGTAGCGTTGCGTAACTATCGTGAACCATACCAAAATCTTTTAAATTATTTTGCAAACAATGATCTATCGTTAAGAACATATGTGTAGCGTCAAGCGAGTGCACAAAGTTTGGTGATATACCATTAGCTTGTTTACGTTTATTTATTTTATCTGTGTTCGATCTAATTCTTATTCGACCCATCATTTTAGTTTTTACAATCATATCTTTTTGAGAATAATAAGCTTGTTTAACTGGAAACCCTAAAGGTGTAGTCCAATGCACAGGTGTTTTAGTTGTAGCACACAGCCTTGCAACTTTTTGTAACCAGTCCATAGCTTCTCTAGCTTTTATAACTGTATTACCTATACTTTCCCAAATTATATTTGCTAAAAATATATTAGCTTTAGGTCTATCTTTAAATGGAACAACATCACCTTTTTCTTCTCGATCAGAAACATATTCGTCTACAAACTCAACGCATGAATATCGAGTACCGCCATAAGGTAAAACCATAACACTTCTTTTTGTAGCTTTACGATCTATACCCCATGCAAGCCATTGTTTTGCTACTGGATCAGAAGATATNNGATCTATACCCCACTCTAACCATTCTTTAGCTACTGTTTCACTAGATGTTTTTAATTTTTGTATAACTGTATCAGCAACAACTTGATAAATATCTTGAGGTATATTGTTATTAGTTAAGTTAACTGCTTTACCACCTACTTCATCTCGTAATACTGCTGAAAAGTTTTGTAAGCCATTACATGAACCATCAATATTACATGGTAAACCTGACTCATAACCTAAACCTAACCTAACCATATTTTCAAATTCAAATGTAGCTGCAAGAAATTGCCAAGGTTTATCTGCATGTTCCCAAAATGAATTATTAAATGGGTCTTTTGCTGATGCAATTATTTGATCTTTATTTTTATGAACCCATTTTATTCTATCGTCTAATGATATTTTGTCTTCGCCATAAGTATTAGCTAGCTGCAAGCATAAATATTTTTCGCCAACAGTTCCTAATGGTTTTTTGTTAGCAAACAAATGCATGGCTTTAGCTAAGTCTGTACCTTGCGGATTAAAATAACCAGTTACATAATAAAATCTATCTCTAAAACAAAGTCTACCTACATGATAAATTTGTTTTTCATCAGCAAACTTATTACCAATATAAATTGTATTGGCTTCAGCAAGACGTTTAGATTTTAATTTTTGATTTTGCGTATAAACTATTGTAGCTTGAGATTTCCATTTAGATAAAGCTTTTAAACCTTCAGGTGATTTATCACTTATGTTATGTGGTTTATTTGGCAGCTCCATTAATTTAGAAGTAATAAGACCACCACGATTTCTTGAGTCATCATTAAACACAGTTTTAGCTACGTTTAAAATATGTTTATTAACAACCCACGGTGTTTCTTGCAAAGTATTTAAACCATTATAAACACCAGGCATGTCGTAGTTTTTAAGTTCTTCAATATATGTTCTATGACTTGTAATGTTATTGCCTGTAACTAAAAACATTGGCTCGATATGTCTGCTTATATAACCGCCACCAATACTAGTTTTCCATCTTCGTGGTTTGCAAATTAACGGGTAAAATTCTGGATCAAAGAATTTATTAAAATCTTTTACATTTTTAATCCACTCTAATGTTTTCTTAGTAGCTGTAAGTACATTATAAGCTCGTTTTCTTTTAAATACTTTTTCAACTTGTACTAATCCTGTGGCTTCGATAAATAGCGATATTAATAGTTCGCCAACAAGCAACTTATCTCTTACTGGCCAACGATCCCACTCAAAACCTTTTCTTTTTGAGCTTAATAATAACTTCCATCTTCTATATTCATAGTGATTTGATCTTTTATCTAAATCTTTATTTATACTTTCAAACAAAGCTTTATTTTCTGGACTTTGACTAAATGCTTGAAAATATAATTCATCTTCAATTTTACCACCAAGTGATATTGCTTGTGCAGTAAATTTTCTAACAGAAGTAACACTATCAATAATCTTTTTAGCTGCAATAACAGCTGTTAATCTTGGTTCTAATTGATCTAAATATTTTTTAGCAACAAACTTTGGACCTCTGTTATTTTCGTTTAAAAATGTTTGTATGGTATTTTCAAATTTATCAATACTAGCTTTTAATAATTTTTTACCGTGAGTTGTCATACTTTCACGTTCTTTTTCTACAGCTTTATTTTCTCTAGTTTCTGTACGCTTACCGCCTCGATTACGCATCTCGGCTTCGTTTTCAATTTGCCTTTCTACTAATTTCTTATAGTCACTGATATAAGTCACCATTTTGCCTCCGTTGTTGTATTAGTTACACTAATGAATACTTACATTTTTTAGTGGTTATTGCACAACAGCTTACTGCTATACACTAGTGTAAATATCCATTAAGTGGATTTTAAGTCTGTTGGTATTACAAAAAGCATCATAGAATAACAAACTTATTATCAAAATCCTACGACTTTTGCTACATTGTCACCGCTACGGTCACTATAATTTTCTAAAGCTTTACGTGCTTCAGTTTTATTTCTTGGTGCTAAGTGAGCGTATCTTAGTGTCATTTTAATTGTTTTATGTCCCATTAATTCTTGTATTACAGTTATACCAATACCAGCTTGTACTAATCTTGACGCAAATGTGTGTCTTGTACAATGAAAAGTAAATTGTTTATCGTCTTGCAAGCCTAATTTAATTTTACCGTAATTCCAAGCTTTTCTTAAATGCTCATCAGATATACCTGCAAATGGATAACGACCACATCTACTAAGTATTTTTAACGATCTATCTGTTAATTCAATATATCTAGGAAATGGCGCTTTAGCTTTTGTAGTCATTATTGTAAGCATACGACCATCAATATCTCGTTGTTGATCTATTCTTTTTAATTCTGATTTACGAGCACCAGTATCAATACCAACAGCAATTAAATCATAAACTTCAAAAAATTCTTTGTTTGATAAAATATCTAAAAATCTTTTTTCTTCATCTTTTTTAAAATATCTTATTCTGCCTGAGCCTTCAATAAACCACTCAATTTCTGGTTTTGATTTAATATAGTTTCGTTTCTTAGCATGACTTAATATTTTTGATAAGGCTGCTAATTTACGGTTACATGTACTATCTGCATTACCATTTGATTTCCAGTCTTCAATTAAATTATCAATAACTTCTTCATCAATGGTAGTTATTTTTTTATGTATACCTATTTGTGTTACAAGATTTTTAGCTGTACGTAATCCGTGTGCATCGTTCCATTTGTGTTGCATTTGTGAAAATATTGCACCAATGGATAAATCTTTACGTGCTAAATCAAGCTCTTTACAAATAAGCTGCCAACTTTTGCCTTCATTTAAACCTTTCTCACAATGAGCTTCAGCAGCCTTAGCATCTGTCACATCACCAAGTATTTGAGTTCTATATCTTTTATTATTGTGAGTAATATCTATTTGAAAACCTTTATTTCTTTGTCTATAAGCCATATATTACCTTTCTAAAATTTGGCCACATGCTGAAATTGGTAGACAGTCACGACTTAAAATCGTGTGGATTTTATCCGTCCCAGTTCGAGTCTGGGTGTGGCCACCATTAATTATTTTACCCATATATTTTCTAACGAATTATAAAACTGTTTACCTTTTGGTGTTAAGTAAACTAATTTTCTTCTTCGTTCCATCGGATCTTCTTTTGACGCCAATAAATTTGGACCTTTAACTTTTTTTCTAGTCCAATCAGTAAAGAAAGCTACGTTACGGCTGCAGCTAGCTTGACTTACTCCTATTGTTTCTAAAAGATCAGCCATTGGTACTTTTTCTTTTTTACTCATAGCAATTGCTAAAAATGTTTGAACTGTCTGAGCTTGTATTTCATTATCTAATTTTCTAAACTCAGCCATAAATTTGAACATCGCTGTTCCTGGTATCTTATATGTTATATCCTTCATGTTGTTGC